TTTGTACCGTAGGTGTTATCAGCGTCTTCCACTTGTGCGAAAGATACTTCACCATAGAAGCCAAGTTTATCTGTAGCAGAGATATTACCACCAAGCTTGCCAGAGAAATTAGACTCTGAATCAACGCCATCAGCAGCATTAATTGTTTTACCGCCTTGGATATAGTATGCGAGATCTCCAATATTGTTTTCATAACCTATGTGGAAATCTGTAGCTCTTGATGTGTAATCAGAGCCAGTGTAGTTAGCGTTCGATTCAACGTTAACATAAGGTCCAGCCAATACAGGGCTGGAGAATAGTGTAGCTGCAATAGCTAGTGTAATTTTTTTCATTAAAATATACCAGGTATGATTTGACCAGTTGTAGCATATGCTCCTAGAGCAGAGATGATTCCAATCATGGCCCATCTACCGTTTTGTAATTCAGCGTTGTCGTTCATTGTATATTCAATAGGGGGTTGAAGAGCGATTACTTCTGTATCGTTCATTTAATTTTTAGCGTGTGTATATGGCGGTGACGATGAACTGTTCGGGCCGCCACGATACACTATGCTTTAGGAGGGTTAAACTGTTTGATGATCTTTAGATGTCCAGGTCTGTTATCATCTAGTACAGTTTGATGCCCTGACGATTGTAAAGATCTTCTGTTATTAGCTGGTAGATTTTGTACCATTGCATCTCTTAATAAAATAGGTCTTAATAAATCAGGTACTCCTCTTAAAGAACCTCCTTCTTTATCATAGTCAGCAGGTCCACCTCTTGTAAATGGTTTTAGTTTATCTCTTATCTGTCTAGAACTAGCTCCTGCTTGTGGACCTATTTGTAATTGTTGTTTTATCTTATTCTCTTCAGGAGATAAGACACCTCTTCTTGTACCTTTGATTTCTCTACCCATTGGTTTGAACTTAGGTAGTACTGGTCCTGCTGCTAGTTTTGGTTGATATGGTTTAGGATATCCCTCCCAAGGCTTTCCACCGGGAGGCACTTCTCTGTATGGAGCATCCTCTTCATTAGGTTCTCTTCTACCAGCTATCATTAATTCTTTTTTAGCTTGGTCTTTCATATTCTTAGCTAGATCAGCTAGTTCTCGAGCACCTATTTTTAATACATTGTTGTTAGCCATATTAGAAATTGATATTGGATCGTTCTAATTTATCTTGTATCTCTTGTCGATAGGCTGGGTCTTCATCATAACGTGGATCACCCATAGCTCTAACAACTTCTGCTTGGCTCTTAAAGTCATTACCTCCAGAAGACTTAGGTGCTTTACCAGTAACCATCTTACCTTCAAACCCTGACTTATCTTGATACCTATAAGCTAGTGAACGGACAGCAAAGAAAGCAGCTAGTGGGTCTCCTCTTTCCATAACCTTATCAAACATCTCTATCTCTTTAGGATTAAGATTTTGATTAGCCCACTGTAGCATACTATTGTACTCCTTATCTCCACCAGCTACATCTTTTAATACCTTTACATCAGATTCAGTAAAGTCTTGTTGCTTAGGTACATACTTATTCTGTGCTTCTGATCTCCACTTAAGGAATTCACCAGCTAGTTGACCAGTATTTAATTTAGATAGTTCATCTAGAGTTTCTTTAGAGAACTCTCCCTTACCTGAAACAGACTCTTCCCATAATGTATCTAGGATTCCTCCTCCAACAGTTTCTTCGCTTTCTGTCTCTTTATCTTGTACTTCTTCTGACTCTTGAATCTCAGATTCGTTAGTTGGTTCAGTATCTTCTGTGCCTTTTTCTCCAAGTTTCTTCTGGAGTTCGACATAAGCTTGCTCTAATTCTTGAGCATCTTTATATTTACCAGCAAGTAATTGCTCTTGATCTTGCTGCATTTGTTCTCCTACCTGTAGAGAATCCTGCTCTTCAGCATTTAGATTCTCTATACTGGTAGTTTCAGTGGTGTTTTCAAATGTTAATGTTTCTGCCATTTATTCTGTAGGTGGTACTTGTTGTTCTAACTCAGCAGCTAATGCAGGGTTCTTAGATGGATCATTCATAGGTGCTCCAGCCATTGCTGCCTGTTGCTTCTGCTCTTCCATCTGCATTGCTTGCTCTTGAGCCTGTTGTCTTTCTTGCTGTACTTCTTGCATACTCTTGACTAGATTCAATACATCTATACCTTGAGCTGCAGCTAATCTCTTAACTACTTCTTCTGGATTAATGTACTGTGCAATAGCTTCTGGTCCCATTGTCTGTGCAATAGTCTGTAAGAATTGACCGAGAGCTTGTACATCCTGTCCTCTACCTAGTGAATTAATACCAGCTACGATTGTAGGCTTGACTATATCTTTAGGTATACGTGGGATCTCTCCAGTCTTCTGAAGTACATTTAATTTTCTATTCAGATAAGGTACTAGGAACTCAACAGTAAGTAATCCAAATAGACCACCGAGTTGCTGTTCCAACTCTAGCTGTGTCATCTGAACTTCCTGTGCTGTAGTCCTTTCACTATCTCTTACACTTAAGATTAGAAATGCTTCGTTTAGTCTTCGCTCTAGCTGACCCATAAGCTCGTAAGCTGTACGGAAATCTGCTGTCTTCCCAACTTGTACAACGCCAATATCATCTGGTCGTCCTTGGACGATTGCTCCGTTACCTGCAGCTGCTAGTGTCTGGGGTTTAGTAGTACTTGAAGGTGATACAGTAAAGACAACTTTAGCTGCTGCTGCAGACCCTTCTACGAGTGCCTGAGATAGTGCTTCAAGTGACTTAAGATCTCCTATAAATTGTCCTACTCTACCACGCCCGTAGGGTTCTCCATCTACTGTATTAAATCTGAGGGGTAGCCATGGTGTAGCGTCGATTGGTGCTTTACTAAATGATTCATCAAGTATGTAACCATACACTTCTTGATGCCATACAAACCTATTGTTCTCTCTGGTGACATGTGTATATACATCACACTCTTCAGCTTCATGTGGATCTTCTTCTACCACACTTTCTTCTACATAATCTTCAGGTATATATTTTTCTATTAACTTTTTATTGATGCGTTCTCTTGTGACTATTTCAATCACTTGACCGTTACCATCTCGTTCTATAACAAAGCGATTCAACGGATATAATTTCAGGTTATCTTTACCCATAAAGATTAAAGCATTACCACCTACAACTAGGTGCTGCAATGCTTGGTGTATTACTACACGGTCATCTGATGCAGCGATAATTTCGAGGATGGTACGCTCTATCTTTGCAAAGGATAAATCTAATTCTGATCTTATTTCTGGTGAAAACTGTTCTCCTAGTTGAGACTCATCTACCTGTAGCTTAAAGAAACTTGTCTGTGGTGGTACCAGACTAAGTGATAGCTTCGAGGCTAAGGCTACTACACCTTTAGCCCCGACGCTTTGCCAAGGAGTCTTCAACTGTTTCATACCTTTGGTGCTCTCTTCTTGACCACGTATAAGGTACGGTAAGGTAAGTTTCGATGCGTCTTCCGCTTCGTTTAGAAATTGTGAACGGTCACTAGATAAATAGTCATAGCGTTCTTTTGCTGTCATGATTAAATGTTTAGTGAACTAATTCGTAAGCCTGATCTATTGAATACACTACGAGGTGACTTAGATCTAATAACACCTCCGGGTTTCGATGATCCTGCTCTTCGTACACCTTTAACTTGTTTGTTTAAGGTAGTACCAGGTGAACCATACGATGCAGCAGTTCTAGCACGCTCTGCATCTTGTATTTGCATCTCTCTGTATCGTTTATTAGCAGCATAATACTCTTCTTGTGCTGCATTCTGACCTGCTAAAGTGTCTTTATATTCAGCTATATCTTGTCTGAAATCACCTAACTGTCCTGTCACATTTTGCTGTAAAGCTGCTTGTTGTCCAGTTAGATCTGAAGCTAACTGTTGTCTAGCTGTTTCACTTGTCTGACCTAAGTTAGCAATATCTTGACCTAGACCTGAAGCTAACTGTTGTCTAGCTGCTGCACTCTCTGCAGTCACATTACCTAGCCCTTGGTCTATAGATAGCTGTAAGGCTGCTCTACCTAACTGACCAAACATGCCAACTTGTTCGATATTAGATTCTAACTCTCTCCTATCAGTATGTCTAGCTACTGCAGTTGCTTGACGCACTTGTTCAATATCAGATCCAAGCTGAGTACTTAACTGTTGTCTAGCTGCTTCACCTGTCTGACCTAGACCTGTTATAGACTGTTGTAATCTAGCTTGTTCAGCAGCATTAGTTCTATTAAACAGTTCTTGTTGTTCTTGGAAATCTCTTTGAGCAGACCCAAACATATCTGTTTGAATGCCTAAGTCACCTCTAAGTTCATCTAGTTGAGTACCAAATATTCTATCTTGTTCTGAAAGCTGTTGAGATTGTAAGTTCCATGCGGCTGCTTGGTCTTGTTGCATACCCTCGAACCTAGCAGCTTGTTCTAACCTAGCTCTTTCAGCATCTGTAGTAGCTTGACCTAGTAGATCCTCATAATCTTGTTTGAATGCTGCAGATTGTGTAGCCCAA